CCATTCCACCGATGTCCATATTCTTAAGATCCGTTATGCCCTTGAATGATTCGGTAATGTTTTTAACATCAAATCCCTTCAGACCTTGTTCAAGTCCTTTGAAATCTAATCCTTTTAATCCTTTCTCCAGTCCTTTAAAGTCCAATCCTTTCAAACCCTTTTCGAGGCCCTTGAAATCAAGGCTTTTAAGACCATTTTCGAGACCTTTAAAGTCCAACTTGTCTATACCCTTTAATCCTTCTTTAAGTCCTTTAAATTCGTCCTTAAGACCCTTAAGATCCATAGATTTCAATCCCTCAGCTATACCTGCCATGCTTTTAGCATCAACTGGAGATTTAGATTCCTCAGTATCGGATTTAACAAGGTCCTTACTGACCGTGGTGTTCTTTTTTACCTCACCCGAAAGCTTCTCGACATTCCTGCTAAGATCTAATAGTTGGGCAATAAGTTTTGGGTCAGTAATAGCCATATTTTGTTTGTTGTATATATTTTAAAAATTACTTAGAAAAGTTGAATAACTGTTTAAGTCCCTCGCTTTCCTGATTTTCTATATTTTCAGCTTCTATCTTTTTATTAAGATTTGCTAAAAAAATCTGGTATTCGTAATATGGTACATTTTCAATCCAATTCATATCCAGATCATGTTCATAAAACAATCTAAATTTAATATCCAAGTAATTCTCCAAAGATATCTGAAATAACGAAAAGAGATCTGAGCCCTGAGGGAAAGGCAATATCCGCAGTGACCTCCTTACCACAAACCGGACAAACTTGTTTCACATCAATCTCCGTACCGATTTTTATCTTCTCGGAAAGTCCAAAATATAAGCTATATTCCTCTTTGGTCCAATAATCAGCTTCCCTCATTCTCATGAGTATTTTTTCGCTATTTAAACCTCTCCATTCCTTTAGAATAAATGGTGCAATTTTTAAAAATCCCTCATCAATATTAATATTCTTTCCCGAGCAATAGATAATAAAGTCACTGATAGCACCATTAATACCTATAGTGGGAACAGTCATCTCGATGGTTTTACCAATCTTTTTAACATCAAACGTAAAGCTTCTAGTTGTAGGATTATAATAGCTAAGAATTTTTGGGTCCAATGTATAGGATCTTAATGCGCCAGTTCTTAATTCCAGTCCATTAGAAAATGGGCATTCAGCCTTATTATCGCATTTAGTCTTAGGCATTAAAATTATGGAATTTTCCCCACTTATAAATGTTAAGTCCCTTATAGCCATAACTGCAAAGAATCTATCCTCCTGTACAAGATCCTTAAATGAAACTACACCTTCACCAAGAAAGTCCATTCTAAGACACCTTTCTATAACATATCCAAGTTTTTCCTCTATATCTAATCTATCATCCTCATCAATAGTAGAAAAATGTCTTATTTCCTTAACATCCGCTGCTCTAATAGCTATTTTCGTTCCATTGGGATAAAATAGCCCACCTGATGGTAGTAATTCAACTGGTAGATTTTTCCAGCCAACATCAAATGACGGTGAATCCGCATACGATTGTGCTTTACCAAACGATGTTATGGGTTCAGGTTGAGGTTTGCCGTCATTTATATTCCCAAGATTAACTGGAGGTTCTGTCTTTACAATTACAGGTTGAATTGTCTCATCAGATACAAATTGTTTTTGATCCCCCGTGATTTTTACTTCCTGATTCACGACAGGCTCATTAGCTATAAGGGTTTCGTCATCCTCGATAGGATCATCATACACAATCCCACTTTGTTCCTCCCTCATCTTTAATATCTCTTCCGGTGATATATCTCTACTCATAAAAAGTTTATTTTTATTCTATATAACATACCACAAAAAAAAAGGTCAAAATCTGACCTTCTTTTTAATATATTTATAATTTTACATGAATAAATCTTCCCAATAATCACAAATCCAAGAAGTTCTTATTGTATAAATAGCTGGTGTTTCGTAATCAAGATCCATAGAATTTATAGGTTCACTTATAAAACATGAAGGTATTCTTATTCTTCTAAAAACGTCACCTTGCTTATTAAATATGGAAATAAGTATAGAACCAACATAATCATTTTTAAGCCCCATTGCTCCAGTTAATGGATTGTAAATTAAATCAGACCATTGTCTAAGTATTTTATAAAGCTCCATCGAATTCGAATTATTAAGATTGACCTCGAATTCCATACCAAGAGTCATATCCGTTGTTTGTGGTTCTCCTCCGGCATATCTTCTAGTAGCAAATTTATAGTTCTGGTTTACCGTTTGAGCTGGAGCTATATCAACAGCTAAACCTGTTATGGATTTTACTTGCTGTGTTAATATGCTCTCTCCCTGAAAAGTAGTCGCTGCTCCCACAATTGCGGCAGGAGGTGTTATTAGTACCTCAAACTGATTAAGAAATACAGGTTCAAAATTATTTATACCTGCAAGTGAATTTGTAAAATGTGGTAATCCAGCCATTTATGATTTTTATTTTATAGGAATAGATCATCCCAATGATCAACAGCAAATTGCATATCGTCTATTTTATATAGATCCGTACTTGTATAGTTTAAATTCATTGGCGATATTGGTTTAGTCGGAAACGTGTCTTTACACGTTATTCTTCTATAAACATCACCAGCTTTATTAAAAACAGAAATAACTATTGTTCCGGTATAATCGTTTTTTAGCCCCATCGCTCCAGTTAATGGATTATAAATTAGATCAGACCATTGTCTCAGCGTCTTGAAAACGTACATTGAATTTACATTATTAAGATTGACACTGAACGTAATACTAAGATCCATATAGGTATTCTCCGGCTTCGCACCAGCGTAATTTCTTTTAGCAAATTTATATTTTTGCTGCACTGTAGCTGGATTTTTATCGAGGGAAAGTCCACCGACTTTGCTAACGTGTTGAAGCAATATAGCTCCACCCGCTACAGCAGCTGGAGGTATTATTGTTACTTCGAATTGATTCAAATAAACAGGTTCATACTTGTTTATTGCTGATAATGAGTTGTTATAATGTGATAGTCCTGCCATAATTACTTATATTTATCTTTGTTCTTGAAAAGATCCAAATTATACGAATTGCATAAATCCTCCAGCTGCTATTCCACCTGTTCTGGTAACAGTAATTCTATTAATGAATTTATGAATACCTCTAGCAGGCTCGATTATAATATCAATTATACCCATATTCATGTCTATAATAGCTGGTGTATTATTAGACGAATCCATTATTGTCTGGTAAGCATATATTCCACCGCCAGATCTAACACCATCAAGATAATTATCAACAAGAGTTTTAATTTCAAGTCTTATTGAGTCCTCGTTAAAATCGAAAAGGTAGTTTGCAAGTATTTCCTGTACATCGTTTTCTATGCTAATTAATAAGTCTCTTACGTGAACTAAATTAAATGCTGAATTTACTTGTTGGTAAGCTGTTTGGTTACCAAATATAACAACACCAACTCCTTTTCTTTTTAATATCGGATTAATACCAAAAGGTTCAAGATATCCTCTGTCCTCGTCAGTGAAATCATATTCAACACCAACGATATTACCACCACTAAGTATTCCTCTTTTTTGACCAGCAACGATAGCATAAGGTTCTCCGTTTGCAAATTTTCTAATAAAATTATTAGATACGTAAGCTGCAGGTGGGACGTTAATATTTTTGTTACCATTTCTTACAACTATATAGGGAGAATAAAATGCACAGAATTTAGATCCATCCTCCTCATTAGGTAAACTAAATGTATAGCTAGGATTAAGTGATAAATTTCCACCATCAACTATATATGATGTATTCAATGGAGGGTATGGATTTGAAGCAGTTGCTGCATCGGTAAATGAAGGGTCAGTACTAGCTCTAAATTGAGCCATGGATGGCGCATTTATAATTGCTAGAGCTTGCTGTCTCATTTTTGCAAGTCTACTAAATTCAGATTTAGATTCAGGCCCTATTATACCGCTAAATGTATCCACGATATATCTAAAAGATATTACGTCCTTAGAAGCAAGGGTTATAGCAATATTAGTATCATATAATACAGCTAATATTTCTTTAAGTCTTGCATCCGTACCATTTGGTCTATGTCTTTCCTTCATTGTAAAACCGTTGAGGAATGTAAAATCAAAGGAAGTTGTAAATTGAGGAATCGATTTGAATTTTTGTACTCTAAGATCTCCACCGATAGCTGAATAGTATAATACTGGTCTTGCAGTAATAACTTTTAATTTACCTTGGGTTGCTGTTACTGCAACAGATTTAACCTTCGTAAGTCTGCTTTGTCTATTACCAGTAGCAGGTTCACATATATCAAGATCAGTAGAAACTACCCAATCCCCAACTGCTAATGGTGAAACCCCGTTAACCATGCTTATAATAAACGTGGTAACATCTATTTT